TCTTCCATTGGAGTGCGTTCTTCGGCAGCGAGCTTTTCATAGTTCCAGCCTTTACAGCCACCATGTTTAGGATTACACCACCACTGACGAACCATACCATTGACACGAGGCGACTCGCCACGAGATTGTAGAGTTCCAGATTTTCCACAATGGGCACAGACGCCTTGTTGCTGTAGATAGACCCCCATGTTTGGGTGATTTTTGATAAATGGACGCTCAATATCATAGAGGTCTGCGGTTGCTCGAATATCTTGGTCGTTATAAAGACCCATGAGCTTCCAAGATTTCTTATCCTGTTTCATTAGACAGTCATACCACAAGTCGCCAACACGGACATCTGTTTTACCAGCGAAGCCTAATTCCTTAGCAATATCATCTAGACGATTAGAGGCAAATCGGAACGAGCCTTTCGCTCCGCTAAATGTGTCCACTGTCTTATAAGGCGAGACAGGTCCTAGCTTGTGTTTGGCAAAATACATATTTGCCATTTTGTCGTCGAACTTTCTGCTATTGTGCCCGATTACGATTTCAGCTTCACTTAGAAGCTCATGTAATTTCTTTGTTATTTCATAGTCGTCGAATGGGTCAGCCTTGTATCGCAGTTTGTAGTCTGGCAGTTTAGCATTATGGACACGGAGTTTTCCTTTTTTATCCACATCGCCTACCCACGCCCACGAGATACTCATAAGGACTTGATACCGCTCGATTTCCAAGATTCTTGTTTTCCACGTTGGCGGGTAAAACCAGCCTAACGCAGGGCTAACCTCTATATCATAGATTAGCGATTTTACTTTTCTACCTTGCACGTTATACCTTCCATAAGCATTTTATCTTGACCTGATTATACTATAGCAATATGGCTGAGTCAAGGATTTTAATTATAAATCTTGATTGTGCTTATTTTTTCAAATATAATTAGAAATAAGTCGAGGGTAGATACGACTTAGAATAGGGTGTAAAAGACAAATGAAAACAGCTATAATCAAAACTGATTTCTGGGAAGAAGATAGAATCTTTGTTCTACTCCCAGACGCACGATATTTTTACTTGTGCTTATTGACTAATCCAAAACGTGGCACGTTGCCAGCTTTTAAGTGTAGCGACAGGTTGATGTCGGCATATACGGGCTACAATCACGACACGATAAAGTTATGCAAAGCACACTTGACAAAAGCGAAACTGATAACTATTCTAGGTGAATACTACATTATCAACGATGACGATTATGTTACGCCAACGAAAGGCAAACTTACTCAACAGTTGAGAGAAAAAGAACTTGCTTCACTACCGTTAGAAGTTAAGAATTTCCTCCTGAGCCGCTCCGGAGCCGTTCAGGAATATAATAATAATAACAATAATAAAGATAATAACAGTGATAAAGTTATTACTAAAAATACAGATAAAGTAGTAAAATATACGCCGAAAGATGTTGAGCTTACAAACTTGCTACACACACTAATGCAAGAGAACTCGCCTAATCGTCCAGTGAGAGTTCCAAAGGACAGCGACTACGAAGACATCAATAAGATGTTTAGGCTAGACAAAATACCATACGACGGGATTGAGGCTGTCATTAGATGGTGTCAGCAAGATAGTTTCTGGCAAAGCAATATACGCTCCACTGGAACGCTAAGGCGACAGTATGACAAACTTGAAATGCAAGCCAGAAGATTTTATAATGATAACCAAAGGAACCGAACCGTAGAATTATGAGCGAGCTAGCACTCCAGACATATGTTGTAATATGTAGACAAACAGGTGTCTATTATATCGACAAGCAAAAAGCCAACAAACTAGAGGAGTATATCAACTCCAATAACCCGCCTAAGTCTGTAAAGATTACACAAGACGCAACTATTATGATAACCGATATTGTCGGCATAGTTAGCGCACAAAGATATGACGAAATTAAGCGAGAGCGAAAGGGTCAATGGAAGTGTAGTCAAGGCACTTGGCATGGCAAAGAGGAAGTCTGCAAGTGTAACTGGGGTGCTACTAAAAAGTCCATAAATCCACCAGAAGAACCTGAGATGAAAGTCAGTCCAGAAGAAGCTGAAAAGAACAAAATAATCTTAGCATTAATCAGGGCAAAAAAGGTTTCATTCAGGGACATGAAGTCATTAAAAAGCAAAAGCATAGCCGAACTCCAAAAGCTCTAAATCTGTATAATAAGAAATAGACATTTTAAGAAAAAGGAGCTCTATGGCATCACTACAAGACACACAAGAAAAGACACTATCTCAAGCTAATTCTATCCTAGATAAGCCTAATATGACACTAGAGGAAAAGCTAGAAGCTATCAATAAAGCTATGATGGAAAACGCTACAGAGTTCAATCGCTCTAACCCGTCAGCAGCTCCTATCGACCCTATGGACGCATTACATTGCGAAGGCTGTCAATAGCCTAGTTAAAAAATCCTATGGCTCAAAAGTCAAAGAAAACTCTTAAAAAAGAGGCGTGGTCAGCGTTCTCAGCTTTTATTCGCACAAGGGACTGTCTAAGATTTAGCGGTTCACCAGATAAGGGAATGTGCGTAACTTGTAAACGAGAGTACCCATATAAAAAACTACAGGCTGGACACTTTATCGGCGGGCGGACTAATGCGGTTCTATTCGACGAAAGGATTGTGTATAGTCAATGCTATGGGTGCAACGTGGGCAAATCGGGAAACTATTTAGATTACTTTTACTTTATGGAAAAGGAAATCGGACGACCTGCTATTGACGCTATGGTCATAGAATTAAAAGAGAAAAAAGTCGCATACTCTGAACAGGATTATATCGACATTAAAAATCTTTACGAACAAAAACGAGAAAAACTGTTGACACAGTATTCAAGCTAGAATACAATAGAGCATAGGTATTGCTAGGTACCTAAAGTTGTTGGCACTGGTGTGCATGAGAAGCCCTGAATCGACCCAGGGCTTTTCTATTTTTAAGAAAAAGTGTTGACATCCTAATTTTGCTTATGTATAGTAATAGGAAAGAGGAATATAAAAAGAAGTAATATTCTTCTAGAAGCCGAATATTATATAATAAGTATATGGTAGGCTATATTTACATTCACACATCGCCGTCCGGCAAAAGTTATATCGGACAAACTATTGTAGACTTAAAATCTAGATGGGATAGTGGCTACGGTTATGGAGCTAAAACTATATTCGGTAAAGCAATCAAGAAGTATGGTTGGGATAATTTTACACATGAAGTTCTCTATACTATAGAAGGAGAATCTGCTGAAAAGATTATTAACATATTAAATCAACTTGAGATAGCTGAAATACTAAGTCGTAATACTATGTCGCCTAATGGTTATAATGGCACACTTGGCGGAAGAAATAGATTACTGACTGAATATCAAAAAGAACTTATCAGCCAGTCACTAAAAGGCAGAAAACTAACAAGCCAGCACAAAGAAAATATAGCAAAAGCATTAGCGCGGCGCTGGGAAGACCCAAGCTGGCGCGAATCATTTTCAGCTAAAATGAAAGAAAAACACACCGACAAAAACTTCGCACTAAAACGCTCAGAAGCTATTAGTAAGGCACTAAAAGGCAGAAAAATGTCAGACGAGTGGAAAAAGAAAATGTCAGAGTCGGCTAAAAAAAGATGGGCAAATCAAGGCGAGAGAAATAAAGCCTCAGAAAGAATGAAAAATGGACAAAGAAAACGAAATACTAACGGAAGGTTTATCAAGGAAACAGATAATCCTTGAAGGCATTACAGGCTCAAAAGCATATGGGCTAGATACTGAACACTCTGACACAGATGTCAAAGGTATTTATGTAGCACCTACTCAGAAAGTGCTTAGTTTAGATTGGGACTTAAAACACTCAACCAAAGACCACGTTGACCCTGACTGGGTGTATCACGAGGTTCAAAAATATATGCAACTTGCTATGAATGGTAATCCAACTGTTCTTGAGATGCTTTTCCTAGACGGCTACACTGTCCTGACTAAGGCTGGGAAAATGCTAGTAGATAATCGACATCTATTCCTAAGCAATACAGTTCGCAAGTCTTATGGTGGCTATGCTCTAGCACAAGCCCGCAAGTTAAATGCTCGTGGTGGAACATATGGTTCTGGACGCTCTAACCGCTATGAGAAACATACTCGCCATTGTTTTAGGCTTCTATATCAAGGACGAGAATTGCTAGAGACTGGAACACTAACAGTCCGAGTTACTCCAGAAATGCGAGAAGAATTGTTCGCTATCGGTAAAATGACTCCATCTGAGATTATCGACAAGTTCGAGAAAGAATTTGCAGAGCTAGATAAGATTGAATCAGTATTGCCAGACAAGCCTAATAAGGAAGAAATCAACAAGCTCTTGCTCAAAATTAGGAAGGGAAACTAATGCGATACCGAGTAGTTGAAAATGCCCCACAAGGACATAACAAAAAACAAGCGTGGATTGCGCTTAATATCAATGAGCTAGACCTATTATCGTCTATGGCACTTAAAATGGCACAGACATTGCCTAAAGGTGGTCCTACGGCAAGACTACAGCAAGTAGCTAAAGCTATGCACAAAGACATGGAAGAAGCTATCCGAGAATTAGAAAAAGCTGGAATCGACGACCGCAGTAAAGAAAAATATCCATACGATGACAGGGCGGTAATATGAAAGCACAAATACTACAGAGCGAGATTAAAAAAATCTTCGGTGAAACACCTGTCAATCTAGTAGGTGGTTCTGTTCGTGATATTATCATTGGACGAGAGCCTAAAGACTGGGACTATTGTACACCTCTGACACCAGATGAGATTGAAGCCAAGGTAAAAGAAGCTGGACGCAAACCATACCTAACTGGTAAAAGGTTCGGCACAATCGGCTTCAAATTACCAGTCGATTACTATGAATCTGGTAATGTCAAAGAATGGGTCTATGTAGAGGTCACTACTTATCGGACAGAGAAATACGACGGAGTATCTCGCAAGCCAGCAGTAGAGTTTTCAGACAACCTTATGCTTGACCTATCACGACGAGACTTCACTATAAATGCTATAGTGCTCCAAGAGGACGGCGACTACTACGACCCACATGGTGGACGTTTAGATATTCTTGCTAAAAAGATTAAAGCAGTTGGAAAAGGCAAAGACCGAATCCTTGAAGACCCACTCCGTATGCTTAGAGCAGCACGATTTGCTTCACAGCTAGGTTTCGAGGTTGACCCTAACCTTATTGGCGTTATGAAACAACACGCTAAAGAAATCACACGAGTGTCTAAAGAGCGTTGGATTGCTGAGTTCGATAAGTTGCTGATGGGACAAGACCCAGTTAAGGGAATAGATATCCTAATGCAAACAGACCTAATGAAGTTTATGCTACCGGAAGTATGGCTAGTATGGAAAAACTCATGGGCAGAATTAGCATTTGCAGAGGCTATCGAAAAAGGTGGCGTCTATGATATGTCTAATGGCAAAAAAGTATCAGAGGACACAGTAGATGAGCGATGGAGGTATTTGCTTTACCATATTGGCTATCCGTATGTCGGTGTCGAGAAGAATGGTGAATATAAATATCCAAATCACGAAGTTGTCCGTAAACAAATGCTTGAAGGTATATGTGCTAGATTAAAGTTCTCGAACGACAGAACTAAACATCTGCTACAATAATGACAGCACCTACGACAGACGAAATGGACTCAACCACTCCAGAGGAGCGTAATGCCTTAGTCGGTTATTGCGAGAATCACGAGGAGTGGTTCAAGTTCACAAGAGGAGTCCACTTCGAAAGGTGTCCAAAGTGTAAGAGCAAGTTCTCTCATAGGATAGGATTTCAGCTCATATCACAGCGCACTTTCAAAGAGGAGAAGCTCAAAAAGAAACGCCGTTAAAAGCCTTGAATATTATTATAAATTAAATTATAATTATATTGAGGGTAAATACTATTTAACAGAGACGGAGTTCATATGGCACAAGTAGGACGACCTCGGAAAGCAAAGAATCAGAAGATTGAATATCAACTGATTGCTGTCCACGCACCCGATTACCTACAGTTTATTGAAAAAGCTGACAAGGCAGGTAAGAAAAAGGTAGAGGCTTTCAAAGAGATGGTAGAACAATACCACCCGAAACCTAATAAAGAACAGACTGCTTGACATACATAAGCAATTTGTGTAATATAAAACAAACAAGGAGAGTAAAATGGCTTGCGCTACCTGTGCAAAGAAAAAAGCGAATAGCTATCAGGATTTCAAAGCTCTAGAGAGCCCTCCATATCGTGCAACAGATATTATAGTCTACGATATAGAGTCAGGCGGGTATAGAAACTTTACACAATCCGATTGGAACGTAACGAACACAAACGTGCTTCTATTCGTCCCGTCAGTTGAGACTATAAACGAAATAGAAGAACAACCTGGACAAGAAGGTCTGACATTTACATATGTAACTAATCAGCCTATCCACCAGATTAAAGATTACTACGACAATGGTGGGCAGAAACCATTGTTCGGTCAAATCTTCGTATCCTATTTACTACCCTCTAGAATGGGATTATTATATAACGGCTACACTAAAAAGGCAGTTGCTTATATAATGAAAGACGGCGACCAAGTAATTCAGCAATATTTCTATAACAGCTCTTTTAACTACAAACAAATATATGATTTCTTGGACGATTACTGGAATGGTAATAATTAAAAGAGGCCGTGTTACTTTCTATATAACTGATGAGTCAGTCGTTGTAGCTAATGGAGATTTTCAATACTCATCTTATAACTCATATTCAATCCCAAACAAAGGCGATTTGTATAAGTTTAGAGATGAGATACTACACTCTCAACCACCTCAATTTAGTTCTATAGTTGATGTGGTTGAGCTAAGTAGTAAATATCAAGTGTTCGGCTATTCTACAAGTAAGCCAAATCTAGATGGAGTTGAATATGAATACAGACCATGATGACCCTACAAAAATCAAGCTACAGACAAATGTCAAAAAAGATTTAGACCCTACAATTCAGCGCATGTCTGGTATCGCTTATCATGGCGAAACGCCTTTTGATGTTCCATTCATTAGCCAGATAGAGGGAAATCTTTGGCAGGGCGGTTGTCAGCAAGGTCTAATGCTCCCACAATTTTTCAAGCATATTATTAGCCTTTATCCGTGGGAACAATATAAAGTCACACATAATCTTAGCAGTTCATTATCGGTTATTATGTATGACAGCACCGAGCAAGGCTATGAACAAGTAGACGCAATAGCCGCATGGGTAAACAGTTGTGTAGCAGACGGACCTACATTGGTTCACTGTCAGGCAGGGCTAAATCGTAGCTCATTAGTTGCCGCTAGGAGCTTAATGCTAAAGGGTTATACGGCTAAACAAGCCGTTGGAATGATAAGGCGAAAACGCTCTGACGCTTGTCTATGCAACCCAGCATTTGAAGAATATTTATTTTCTTTATAAAATCTATTGACAGACCCTAGACTAATCATTTATAATGAATAATGTAGAGCTATTGATAGGCTTCCTACTACAAAACCTATTTTACGCATTGGAAATCTAGTCTATCAGCCCTCTCTACATTTTAATAATTCGGGCTATGGGGGTACTTCCTACTACAATGGATAACCACTAATCCGCAGGTCGCAGGTTCAAATCCTGTCATAGCTTCGGCTATGTAGCTCAGGGGTAGAGCAGCGGACTTACAATATTTAGTATTCCCGCCTTCCCGAACCAAATAAGGAGACCAAGATGAGTCTAGAAAAATCACTAATCCAAGCCATTATAGAGCGGACGCAACGAGTTCCTCGTGTCGGTATTTTCTTAGGTAAAGAAGAAACTAATGTCGATTCAGAGAAAGTATCTCGTCAGCTAGATATAGCATTGATTAGTGTCGGATTCAAGGCAGATTCAGACTTGCTAGAATATATTTCTGGTCTTACTAAGGTAGACGCAGTTCAATTATCTAAAGAAACAGTTAATGCTGTTAAGACTTTAGTAGGCGACCACGTTAAGCACAATACATACTTCAAGAAGTTCCCAGATGAAGTTCCAGACACAATCGACTTCTGGACTAAGCTCATTGAAGAAACTTACGGCGAAGATGGTGTAGAGCTATGGAACGGCAATTTACTAGAGCTTAATGGCTACGGTGAATACCAACACACTTACGAGGAAATGGTTAGAGCTCACCAGCCACTAGTTGAGAAAAGTAAGCGGGCTCTAAAGCGAGTTGAGCTAGGTGCTCCATTCCAAACAGAAGTCAATAAGCTATTTATTTCACTTGCAGAATCAGCAGTTCCTCTGAATGAGAATGACAAAGCATTGCTAGCTAAACTGGCAAGTGTTAGTGTTAAGAAGCCAGCAAATGTTCCAGTCCGAGAAAATAAGGCTATCATCAACTCAGTATATCTAGACGAGGGTGAATCACTTGTCGTTGACACAGTTGCCGACGTATTACGTTTAGCCGCATTTATTTCAGACGGAGATGTTACGCTTACTAATAAAACACGCTACAAGGCTTTTACACATAAGCAAAAGCGTGGAATGGTTAAGGCATTGTCTTGCATTGAAGATAATAAGTTAGCCGACATATTGCGCTATAAAGAGGAGTTCAAGCGATTGAACGAACGCCTACACGGTGGTAAATATCCACAGATTAAGCGTATGCTTGATATTGCTAGGGGTGTAGAAAAGATTGAGACAGCACAATCAAAGGTAGAAAAAGCCTTCGAGTCAGGTGATGTTCTCAAGGCATTAGATGTGCTAGACAACTTCCCTGGACAGCTAGTGCGTTCAATTAACAGACTATTGCTATCAAGCAAGATTAAGGACTTAGACTCTGTATATGCGTCTATTGAACGAGCGTTAGAAAAGAGCTCTACACGAGTTGCTATTTCACTACGTCAATATATCGAGAACCGAAATAACGATAGGCGTGGACGAGTATTTGTCAATAAAAAGGGCGGAACATATGTGCTACAAGGCACACTCGAAAAGCTCCCAGACAATGTTCTTACACACCTAAAAGAAATTGTAGACAATGTTATTTCAGACCGTATGGCAGATACACAAATTGTAGTGGCTCCTGAGATTTCACATTATGCAATTCCAATTAGTGACCGAGACCGAGCCGCAGGGTTGAATGTCGTTCCTCGTGGAACAGAGACATGGCTAGACCCAGAGCTAGAAGTCCTACGATTCTTCGTTTACTGGAAAGAAAAAGAACACCGAACAGACTACGACTTGTCAGCTATTATGCTTGACGAGAACTTCCAAATGGTCGGACAGTTATCATACACAGGATTAACTGCTGTAGGTGGTGTTCACTCTGGAGACATTACATCTGCGCCAAGGGGTGCAAGCGAGTTTATCGACATAGAGCTTAACAAAGTTAAAGCTAAGTATGTAGTGCCGCAAGTAAACATCTTCGCAGGTGATTCATTTGATGAAGCTAAAGAGGCATTCTTCGGCTATATGCTACGTTCATACGAAGAAAAGGGCAAGCCATTCGAAGCTAAGACTGTCGAGACTAAATCGGACTTGTATGGCTCAAACCGAATTGCACTTCCTATGATATTTGTAAATACAGAAGATGGTTGGAAAGTTAAGCAACTTAACGTATTCCTAAAGGGACATCCAAACTTTAATGCAACAGAAAACAATTCAAGTCAAACGCAAACATTAGTTGCTGGTATTGTGAACGACA